AGTACATCCCTGTTGTTTCGGCTTTGACTAGTCACTTCTACTCAAACGGTACTATTGATAACATCTTTATTACAAGTAAAGGTGAGGGTTATTCTACAGCTCTTATTTCTGTAACTGGTGACGGGTACAGAGAATCTGATCCTTTGTATATTACTCAAGCTCAGGTGGTTAACCCAGGAACTGGTTACACTAACCCGACTATCACGTTTAGCCCACCAGTTGGAACTGCGTCTCCATTCATTGCTAGCAACAACGTTAATCTTGGTCAAACTATTTACAATAATGATTCTGAAGATTACTATCAAGTTGTAACTCCAGGTGTTCTATCAGTTATTGCTCCAACACACAGAAGCGGTACAGTTCTAAACGGTTCTGCCGCTTTACGTTACGTTGGTACAACTCTGAAGGGTTCTATCACCACTAGAAACGATAGAAACCTAACAGCCATTGAATTAGACAATCCAGGTGTTCAATACTTGACACCACCAACTGTACAAATTACAGACCCAACTGGTATCGGTGCTGCAGCTACTGCTGTAATTGGGACTTCAAGCGTTACTAGCTTAACAATCGCTGACGGTGGCCAAGACTTCGTTTCCCCTATCTTGACTATTGCTGGTGGTGGTGGTTCTGGTGCTACTGCTATTGCCACAGTTACTTCAGGTGCTATCACTAACGTTCAGATGATTACCAATGGTAGTGGTTATACTTCTACTCCAACTGTTATTATCGAAGACCCGTTTGGTACTGGTGCCACTATCAACGCAGTGTTATCTGGTTCACCTATCCAGTCTATCAACTTAACAACTGCTGGTAGTGGTTATACAGACCCGACTGTAACTATCTCAGGTGGCGGTGGCGCTGGTGCAACTGCTACAGCTCTTGTTGAAACTGGTGTTATTGATACCATTTCTCTAGTTGGCGCAGTCCGTGAAGTTGTTATCATTAATGCTGGTTCTGGATACCTTGAAGCTCCTCCAGTTGTTATTACTGGTGGCGGTGGTCAATATGCAACGGTTCGTTCAAAGCTATACGCTGACCGAGTTATTTCTACTCACGTTGTAGATTCTGGTGATGGTTACGAGTCAGCTCCAGACGTTTCTTTCGGTACTCCGTGGGCTCAAGGTATTGAAGCCTATACAAACGAACAGTTCTCTTGGTTTACAAACTTGTATACAGTTGTTGATAACGGATTCTTCGGTTCAACTCCGCCAACATGGTCTTCTGGTACTCAAATTACTTCACCAGAATTTGTTGCTTCTACTTTAGTAGAAATCGGAGAAACTGTATATGTAGACGATACAACTCCAAGATTATATGAAGTAATGAGTGCTGGTTATACAGGTTCAACTGCTCCAACTCATACTTCAGGTACAGTAACTAACGGTGATGTTGGTTTGAAATATATCGGTAAGCCAGCTTCTTTAAGAAGAGATGGTACAGTGGCTACTGGTTATGCAGTTCTACGTTACGGCGCAGGATATACATCAACTCCAGTTGCTAACATCGACGACGCTAGTGGCTCAGGTGGTGAGATTAACTTCTTGACAACTAAGTCTGAAGCTAAGATTTCTGCTATCACTGACAACGGTCAGTTAGTGTACGTGGTTATTGATGATCCAGGACTTGGATATACTAAGGCTAGTTTGACAGTATCTGGCGACGGTACTGGTGCTTCTCTTGTTGCAGATTTGAGCCTTGGTGCTATTTCTTCTCAACAAGCTAATAACGAGATTCTAACTCCAGCTGGTACTATTGATGCGATTCAAATTATCTCTGGTGGTTACTCTTACGGTGTTGCTAACATCGCTATTGAAGGTGATGGTTCTGGCGCATCCGCTGAAGCTATAATTGATCCAATTACAAACGCTATCACTAAGATTAAAATTACAAACCGTGGCGAAGGTTATACTTACGCAAACGTGAAAGTTATCGGTAACGGTAACGGCGCAACATTGAGAGCTATTATTTCTCCTTATGGTGGACATGGTAAGAATTGCCCTGAAGAATTATTTGCTCGCTCATTGATGTTCTATACAAACATCTCTAACGACCTTAACCAAGGTGTTGTGGTTGGTAACGACTACCGTCAAGTTGGTATTATTAAAGACCCACGTGTGTTTGACGGCTTCGAGCGATTCCAAGGAACGATCGGTTCTTCTTGCTTTATTATTCAGTCTCCAATTACTTCTTCTAGATTTAATAAAGACGATGAGTTATACATCGAGAGAACAACTAACCCAGATATTCAATGGGAACCTTCTCTACCATTAACTATCGGTGAGTTCTTCTATTACGATGATAGAATCTATACTGTTGTGGTTTCTGGCATCGGCGGTTCTACTCCTCCAACAACTACAACTGGTTCTGAAACTAACGGTTTTGCAGTTGTGACTTACGTTGGTTCAACTAAGTCTAAGAAGCGTTACCGTATCATTTCTGTTACAGATACTGGCGCTCTGGTGCAATCATTGGACAGCGATATCCCTCAAGCCAATGATGTGTTTATTAAGATTAGTAGCATCAACAACAACTTTATCGTTGATAGCTTTACAGCTGTTACTGTTGGTTTACCGAGCTTCGATAAATTCTCTGGTCAGTGTATGTATATTGACAACAAGCAAGGTTTCACTCCATCTGGCGATGAAACAATTACTTTGAGAACAATCATTAAATTCTAACTAAATATAGTATTAGGTTTAACTTTACAAAAAGAGAAAACGAATGGCACTAGATTTCAATACAGAACCGTATTTTGACGATTACGACCCTAAGAGCGACTTTTACCGAATTCTATTTCGTCCAAGTTATGCGGTTCAAGCCCGTGAATTAACACAATTACAGACTATCCTACAAAACCAAGTTTCAAGGTTTGGTGATCACGTATTTAAAAACGGATCCCAAGTTATTCCTGGTTCTGTAAACGTCGATAATAAAGTTCACTTTATCAAACTGGAACAGTTTACTGGTACAGTTGATATTACAACTTATATCGAAACCTTCAAAAATAAAATCATCACAGGTGAAACCTCTGGCGTTAAGATGCGTGTTCTTGACACATCTGGCGGTGGTGTTATCGTTGATGATCTAGGATACCCTACTCTTTACTGTAAGATTGAAGGTACTGCAGAAGACAACGAAACTCGTCGTTTACTTCCTGGCGAAAACGTTATTGCTTACATTGAAGACAACCAAATGTCTACTAACTTCCGTTTGAAGGAAGATCAGCTTAACGATGTTACTGCCGTTGTTAAATTGACTGGTAATCTTGGCGAAACTCCAACAACTTATACTAACAACCCTTCTTCTGACGTTTTAGGTTATGCCTACTCAGTAGACGTTGCAGCTGGTATCTATTACGTTGATGGTATTTTCGTTCGTAACGACGACTTAAAACTATACGTTGGTCGTTTCAATAACACGCCTTCTTGCCGTGTTGGTTTCAAAGTTACTGAAACTGCGATCACTCCAGAAGACAACGAATCTATCCTAGATAACGCCACAGGTTCTTATAACTTTGCAGCACCTGGTGCTCACCGTTATCAAATCAAACTTTCTCTTGTAAAACTAGACTTAGTTACAACTGACAACATTCGCTTTATCGAATTGGTTCGTGTAGTTGACGGTCGTGTTCATCAGAAAGTTGAAAAGGCTTCTTACTCAGAGCTAGAGAAAACTCTTGCTCGTCGTACATATGACGAATCTGGTAACTATGAAGTTAACAAATTCAAACTATCTGTTCGTGAACATAACAACAGCGGTACAAACCAAGGTGTTTATGAACCTCTAGCAAGCGGTTCTCTTCCAGCTGATGGTGTTACTTATGGTGATAACAACAAATTTGTTTTAGTTGTAGATCCAGGTAAAGCATATATTCAAGGTTATGAAATCGAATCTATTGCTTCACGTTTTATCGAGATCAATAAAGCTCGTGAAATTGATGGCAACGAAGGTAATCATATTCAACGTGTTAGTGAACAAACTATCGGTTTGAATATCGGTAACTACGTTCAGGTTGAAAACCTATACAAAGCTCCAACTATTAGCACTTTCGAGAAAGTGTATCTAGTAAAGACTCAACAACCTAAAGTTGCTACTGTTGTACCAACTGTTTCTGGTGGTGTTATTACTGGATTGACTATCGTTGACGGTGGTGAAGGTTATACTTCTGCGCCTACTGTACAAATTCTTCCAGCATCTTCAGGTGGTTCTGGAGCGTCTGCAACTGCCGTTATCACAAACGGTAAAGTTACTAGCTTCACTAGCCTTGTGGGTGGTTCTGGTTACAGCAATACATATTTGCCTGAGATTCGTTTAACTAGCAATATCTCAATTGGCGCTGCTCCATCTACTTCTAATATCGTTGGTACTGCGCGAGTACGTGCACTACAATTGAACAGCGGTACATATAGCACAACTTCTTCTGCGTATAAGTTGGGTCTATTTGATATCACAATGTTCTCTGGTTACTCTTTCGAGAGAGATGTTAAGTCTGTTGTTGGTTCTTCTAGCTCTGCTAACTTCTCAGCTAACGTTAAGCCAACATATATTCAAGTTGCAGGTACTGCATCTATCAACCACAACAGCAATACTTTGAACGGTCAAGGTACTCTGTTCAACGACAACGTTAAAGTTGGCGATATCGTATTCTTGAATGATATCAAGATCGGTACAGTTGGTTCTATCGGTGGTAACTATACTATCACTCTTGCAGCTAATTATGTTTCTGATACTTCCGCTAATATTACAAACGGTCGTATCACTATCTTTACAGCTACTCTAAATGAGCCTTCTCAGGAAACTCTATTGTTCCCAGTTGGTCCATCTTATGTGAAGACTCTACGTGGTAACCAAAACGGTTCTGATACTCAGAAGAATACTACTATTATTGTTCGTCGTCAGTTCCCAACAATGAACACTGCAACTAATAAGGCATGGTTCGAAGTTACTAACGTTGATGAGACATTCCTGTCTGATGCTGACTTATCTAACTACACTCTAATCAACGCTGATTCTTATCTGCCAGTTAATATCACTGAAGGTATGATCACGTTTGATAACGATACAATCCGTAAAGTTGTTAACTTCAACAACGTTCCAAACGGTAACTATTTCTTGATCGGTTCTGTGCAACAAGTTGCTACGGCAGGTCAAGAGAAGATTAAGATCCTTAACCAAGTTGACGGTGATCAAGTTATTGTAGACAAGAGAACTATTAACTCTTCTACAATCGATCTTGAACACGGCGATATCTTTAGACTTGTCAGCGTTGAAATGACACCAGGTTCTTATACTTGGGACTCTGACGTTGCAGTGGATATTACTGATCGCTACACTTTGGATAACGGTCAACGTTCTACATACTACACTTATGGTAAGATTCTTTTGAAGCCAGGATTCCAAGTACCTAACGGTGCTATCCGCATCAAGTATGAATTCTTCCAAGTTTCATCTCAGTATGATGGTAACTACTTCTCTGTAGATTCTTATACAACTGCTTCTGGCGTTCCATACGAGAATATCCCTTCATACTTTATTAACGATTCTCAAACTGGTAAGAAGACTGAAGTTTCTCTAACAGACGTTGTTGACTTCCGTCCAATCTTGACTACAACTAATGGATTCTATCCACAGCTACCAAAACTTGGTTCTGATATGGTTGCACCTCACGCTAACTACGTGGGTCGTATTGACAAGATTGCATTAGATTCTTTCGGTAAGTTTGCAGTTGTTAACGGTGTTCCAGGAGTGGCTCCAAAAGAACCTGAAGATCCTAAAGATGGAATGGTTCTTGCAGTTGTGGCAATTCCACCATACACTAAGACTGTAAAAGACGTTATTATTAGACAACGTGATAACCGTCGCTACACAATGCGCGATATCGGTAAACTAGAACGTCGTATTTCTAACCTTGAGTATTACGTATCTCTTTCTTTACTAGAAAAAGATACTGCCGAGTTGCAAGTTATTGACGCAACTACTAAGCTAGATCGTTTCAAGAACGGTTTCATCGTTGACCAATTTACAGGTCACGGAGTTGGTGATGTTCAGAACGAAGACTACAGAGTATCCATTGATACAGAGAACCGTGTTCTTCGTCCAATGCACTATACAAACTCTTTAGATATTGTTGAAGATCTTGCTTCTGGTTCTGACCGTGGTAACAAGTCTTACAAAAAGACTGGTGATATCATCACTCTACCATACACTGAGCGTGCTTATATTTTCAATAATAATGCAACTCGTACAATGGATATTCACGCCATCTCTATGGGTGCGTTCCGTGGTCAAGTTTCTCTATTCCCAGAAGGTGATAACTGGAAGGCTGTTAACCGTCGCCCTGACCTAGTTGCAGTTGACGATAACAACTACGATGCTATCAAGTTTATTGCTGACGCTGCTGGTATCACTGGTACTAAGTGGAACGAATGGCAGACTAACTGGACTTCTATTGTTTCTACAACTAGCAACTTTGAGACTCGTCGTTCAAACGGTGGTATTGAAGTTACAGGTTATCAGAAAACTCTAACTGATTGGACAGGTTATCAAACTAGAGACGGTATCAATACCACTCTAACTTCTACTACAAACTCTCAGTCTTATGGCGATCGTGTTGTGGATATGTCTTATATCCCATTTATGCGTTCACGTCCAATTACCTTCGTTGCTCAAAACCTAAAAGGTAAGACTCGTTTCTGGCCATTCTTTGATAACCAACCTGTTACTGAGTTTGTGATTCCAGCTGATAAGTTTATCGTTGAGCGTGTTGGTAACTCTTTAATGAGCTTCAAGTTTGACGACCTACAAAACAACATCTTGTCTGATGATCAGAGAAGAGCATACAACGGTCAAAAGTATTATGACATCCTAGGTGAAGACGGTGGTCGTGTTGAACCAGCTTTCGGTATTGGTGATATTCTTTCCAACACTACTCACAACGCTACAAGCATCGTTTCTATCGCTAACCTATCTGCTCCAGCTACTACATTTAGCTTAGTTGTTGCTGACGCTAACGGTATCAAACCAGGACACCAAGTTGTATTGTATAACTTGAACTTCCATAATGCTATTGCTTTGACTCAGTATGATGATCACACAGGTAATAATATTCCTGTGAGCGTTGGTATTACTTCTACAACTTCTACTTCTAAGGAATTGAACCTTCGTAAGTTTAAAGTTGTTTCTGTAAACGGTGGTACTATTACTCTTGGTAACCTAGATGGTTCTGAGATTGATGCGTTCAGCGCATACTCTACTGCGTCTTACTCTGACCAAAACAGAGGTAAACTATATCGCCTAAAAGCGTCTGCTGTTGTAGCGTTTGGTGGTGAGATTATTTCTTCTGATACAGTTGGTCCAATCAGACAAGAAATCAACTTGGTTAACGTTAAGAACGGTTTCGCTATCGGTGAAACTTTAACTGGTTCTGTTGCTATCGGTACTTCTGGTTCATTCAACGGTGTTACTATCGTTGATATCAACGGTAACACTACTGCATCTGTTGCTTCTACAATGAAGGCTTTCGGTGATAAGATTATTACTGATACTAACGGTTTAGGTGTTGGTGTATTCTATATCCCAGAAACTGATTCTGTTTCTTTCCGTACTGGTGAACGTACTTTCAAACTAAGCGATAACCAAGCTAATAGCGATGCTTCTTTTGACTCTACTGGTACTGCAGTTTACTACGCTCAAGGTATTTCTCTTGATAAAGAACGCACTATCGTTTCTTCTCGTGCGGTTGAATTCGTTCAATCTACTGCGTTCGAAGATTCTCGTGTTCTAGGTCTTCCACCTGTACGTCGTACAACTACAAATACTAAAGTTCTTTACCAATACACTTACGACCCATTGGCTCAAACTTTCACAGTTAATAGTCCAGGTGGTTGCTTTGTTACTTCGTTAGACCTATACTTCGCTGAAGCTGGTCGTCGTCCAATCTCTGTTGAACTACGCCCAACTGATAACGGTGTTCCATCTTCGACTAAGACTATCCCTCTATCAAGAGTTACAAAAACTCCAGACCAAATTGCAGTGTCTGATGATAGCTCCGTGGTTACATCTTTTGCGTTCAAGTCTCCAATTTATCTACAAGATAACGAAACATATGCGTTCGTTATTATGACTGATGAACCAGGAGCTCAAGTTTACGTGTCTGAAATGGGACAAGTTGACTTGTTGACTAATAACACTATCGCTGGTCAACCTCTAACTGGTTCTCTATACGCTTCTCAGAACGCACGTGAGTGGGAAATTCATACTCTACTAGATGCGAAGTTCGTATTGAAGACTGCTAAGTTTAACACTTCTGTAAGCTCTGAACTATATCTTCGTTCAGTTCCTCCAGAGAAGGTTACTCTAGAGAATAACCCATTGCATATTACAAACGGTACAAACTACATTCGTGTGTATGCTAAGAACCACGGCTTACTAGCTGGCGAAACTGTTACTATCTCTGGATTCCCAGAAGGATATTATGGCGCAGCAAGTACAACTGTTGGTATCCCGAGCACTCTATTGAATACTAAACATACAGTTCTTTCTACTGGTTTAGAGCAAGACTCGTTTGTTATCAACTTAGTTACAACTGACGCTGCAAGTAATAACCTACTGAGCGGTACAAACGCTGACTTTATTACTGGTGAGTATGGTGGTCTTGGTATTCAAATCACTCGTGGTTTGTCTATGGATACTATGTTCTACAAGTCTTCTGATTTGGTGTTCCCAGATACTAAGATTGATTACTATGTTAAGAGTATGAAAGAAAACCAAGAGTTTACTCCATATACTCCATTCGTTCCAAACGAAAACTTAGAATTCCAGTATCGCATGCACTTACCTGCTCACGAGAACTATCCTGTTATTAACAACGTGGTTACAACTCCTCTACAAATTAGAGCAGTTATGACTTCTCTAAACGACTCGATTTCTCCAGTTATTGACTTACAGCAAATCTCCACATATGCTGTTTCTAACAGAATCAATAACCAAACAGCTTCTACTGTTAACGTTCCTACTATTGATACTCGTGTATTGTTGAAGGCTACTGATTTGGCAGCTGCTGATTTGCAACAAGATGGTACTGGTACTATCTCTACTTCTACATCTAGTGCGACTGTAACTGGTACTAACACAGTATTTACAACTCAAGTT